ACGATATTTCAATAGAATTGACCTTGAGAATAGGATAAAAATTTTTGCAGCTAAAGGGATAACCAGTTGCACTATCTCAGTAGACAATAAGAAAGATGTCTACCTTAAAACACGGCTCTTTAACTCAAAAACTATTGATATGCTCAGATACAGACTTGGAGATGGTTTCTCCGTTGAATTAAAAACGGAAACTATTAAAAGTAATGTATCTACATTTTTTGACATAACAAAAACATACATAGAAATATCTTGGTAAATAAAAAAGCCAAGGCGCTCTCTGCCTCAGCTATAATAATTAACACTATCATTATATCATAAAGGAGACATGGAGTGAACAAGGCTAAAGAGCTCTTGAATGAGTTGCAAAATCTTGATATGGACATTCAAAGCAGAATAGATGAAATCAACGAGCTTGAGGCAGGTTTACTCTCTAGCCCCAAGTGGACAACGGACAAAGTTAAAGGTGGTTCAGCTAGACAAGTTGATGATGTTTATACTCAGCTTATTGTGATGAAAGAAGCGATAGAGCAAGATACCAATGAAGTTATTAACAGGAAACTTGAACTTGGTAGGCTTATCAATCAGCTGAAAAATCCAAAGAGCAGATCAGTCCTCAGAATGACTTACATTACTAAGATGTATGTTGATGATATTTGTGATAAGTTAGCAATTAGCAAAAGCTCTTATTACAATATGCGTAAAATGGCTATTGAGGAGCTGAGTTTGGTTTTAGAACATTTGGAATAATTTGGAACGTTCTGAAAACGTTGTAAAAACCTAGATAATCTTGGCGTGCACTGTAATCATAATCTGCTAGAATGGTAGTATCAAGAAATAAGGGTAAGGCACCTATGAAGTGTCTTACCTTTTCTTTTGTCCAAACAAACAAGTACAGGAGGTTTAGGCTTGGGTAGAGCAAGAGACCCCAACCGAGACAAAGCATTTGAAATCTATTCAGAAAACAATGGAGACATTGAACTGGTTGAGATTGCTGAGCGTTTGGGTGTTTCAGCTGGCACTGTCCGAGGTTGGAAGAGTAAAGATAAATGGGAACCTAAAATAAAAGGAACGTTCCAAAAGAAAAATACGGAACGCTCCAAAAAGAAAATAGGTGCACCAAAAGGAAATAAGAACGCTGTAGGACATGGAGCCCCTAAGGGAAATACTAACGCTGTCAAGCACGGTCTCAGGAGAAAATATCTTCCTGACGGAATATCTGATCTAATAGATGAGATTGAAACCATGACACCTATAGACATTCTTTGGGAAAACATCACGCTGACATATGCTAATCTTTTGCATGCTCAGCGTATTTTATTTGTCCAAGACATAGAGGACAGTGACACCTTCATTACAAGTGAGGGCAAAGCTGGTACAGGGTATGAGCATCACACCTCATGGGATAAGCAAGGTAAGGCTCTAGCAGCAATAGCAAGGGCACAGTCTGAGCTTAAAAGCATGATTAAGACCTATGATGAGCTGACACGCTCACCACTTGTCACAGAGGAGCAACGCCTGAGAATTGACAATCTCAAGTCACAGTTAGGCTCTGATGATGAAGATGACACAGTCATTACTGGATTTACATTTGATAGGAGTGAGTACAATGGCGATACTGAACCTAGCCAAGCTGATTAACCCAGTATTTGATGAAGTGCTCTATACACTCAAGAGCCACATAGTGTTAAAGGGTGGGCGTGCCTCTACTAAGTCCTCTGTTGTATCTATTGACCTAGTAAATGACTTTATTAGTGACCCTTTAGGTAACGTGGTAGTTCTACGGAAAGTTGGTAAATACCTGAGAATGTCTGTTTATGAGCAGATAAGATGGGCCATCTATGAAATGGGGCTAGCTAATCAGTTCAAGTTCGGTAAGTCACCGCTACAAATCACTCACAAGAAAACAGGTACAGCCTTTTATTTCTACGGTGTAGATGACCCAATGAAACTTAAATCACAGAAGATAGCCAAGGGCTATGTTATGTCTGTTTGGTTTGAGGAATTGGCAGAGTTTGCAGGGCGTGAAGACATTGACATAGTTGAGGATACTTTTATCCGTCAAGAGTTGCCCAATGGCAAAGAGGTAAAGGTCTATTTTACATACAATCCACCACGTAACCCTTACGACTGGATAAATGAATGGGTAGCTGAGAAAGCTAGTGACCCAACCTACATGATACATCACAGCACCTATCTTGACGACAAGCTAGGTTTTTTGTCTAGGCAGATGAAAGAGAAGATAGAAAGGTACAAGGAAACTGACCCTGACTATTACCGTTGGATGTATCTAGGAGAGGTTATAGGGCTTGGTAATCATGTATACAACATGAACTACTTTAAGCCACTTGAGAGGCTCCCTGAGGACGATAGGCTTATCGGTATATCATTTGCCCTAGATACTGGACACCAGCAGTCAGCGACAGCCTGTGGAGCTTATGGATTGACTGCCAAGGGGAATGTTATTTTGCTTGATACGTTCTACTATTCTCCAGCTGGCAAGACAATCAAGAAAGCACCTAGTGAGTTGTCTGTGATGATACATGACTTTATTGACAAGGTTCTAAAGCAGTACAGAGTACCTAAGCTCAAGATGACTATTGATAGCGCTGAAGGTGCTTTGAGAAATCAATACTTTAAGGACTATGGCGAACGTTGGCACCCAGTAGCCAAAAAGAAAAACCAGACCATGATTGACATGGTTATCAGCTTGCTAGCAGAGGGGCGCTTTTACTACCTTGACATTCCTGCTAATAAGGTGTTTGTCGAGGAGCACAAGATGTACCGCTATGATGACAAGACTATTAACTCTGATGATCCTAAAATTATCAAGGAAGATGACCACACGGTAGATGAGTTCAAGTACTTTGTCCTGGACAACGCTAGGGAGCTAGATTTGAAAGCCTAAAGGAGCAAACAATGGGAATAGTACAGACTATCAAGAATTTATTTCAAAGGAGTAAGTATGTGATGACCACACAAAACTTAACAAACATTACTGACCACCCTAAAATAGCGGTGTCTAGCAGAGAGTATGACCGTATCAGGGAAAACCTCAAGTATTTTGCAGGGCGTTATCCACAGATTGAGTACAAAGACAGCAACGGAACTAAACAAAAGCGAGATTTTAACCATTTACCGATTGGCAGAACAGCCTCTAAGAAGATTGCAAGCCTGGTATTTAACGAACAGGCTGAAATCAAGGTAGATGATGAAAGAGCTAATGAGTTTATCCAGCAACAACTACAAAATGATCGCTTTATTAAGAATTTTGAACGATACCTAGAGAGCTGTTTAGCCCTTGGAGGACTTGCCATGAGACCATATGTCGACAAGGGCAAGGTAAGGATAGCATTTATTCAAGCTCCAGTCTTTTTGCCTCTCCAGTCAAATACCCAAGATGTTTCTAGTGCTGCTATCATTACAAAGACAATCAAATCAGAAGGCAATAAGCACAAGTATTACACGCTGATTGAATTGCACGAATGGGTAAAAGATGACAAGTACACTGTGACAAATGAGCTCTACAAGTCTGATAATCAGAACATTGTAGGAGCTAGAGTACCTTTGTCAGAACTCTATGAGGACTTGGAGGAAATAGTAGACTTGAACGGTCTTAGCAGACCCTTGTTTACCTACTTAAAGACACCAGGAATGAATAACAAAGATATTAATAGTCCGCTTGGTCTATCTATCTTTGATAACGCTAAGACTACTATTGACTTCCTTAATACAACCTATGATGAGTTTATGTGGGAGGTAAAAATGGGTCAGCGTAGGGTGGCTGTTCCTACTCAGATGATTAAGACAGAGTACAATCAGGACGGTGACAAGGTCACTGTCAAGCGTGAGTTTGAAACTGGGCACAATGTCTATGAGCAGTTCGATAGTGGTGATATAGACAAGGGTATAGGTATAACAGACCTTACAACTCCTATACGCTCTGATGACTATATCAAGGCTATCAACGAGGGTCTAGCGCTTTTTGAAATGCAGATAGGGGTATCAGCTGGCATGTTTACCTTTGATGGTAAGAGTATGAAGACAGCTACTGAGATTGTCTCAGAGAACTCTGACACTTACCAAATGCGTAACAGTATCGTCAGCTTGGTTGAGCAATCCCTAAAAGAGCTGATTATCTCTATGTTAGAGCTTGGGAAAGCCTATCAACTCTACAAGGGTAATATCCCAGACATGGACGCTATCAGCATTAACCTTGATGACGGTGTCTTTACTGACCGAAATGCTGAGCTTGACTACTGGATTAAGGTAGTTAACGCTGGTTTTGGTACTGATGTAATGGCTATTGAGAAGGTGCTTAACGTAACGACTGAGAAAGCTAAGGAAATTAAAGCTGAAATCAGCGGTAATGCCATTGACGAGGCAAGCGGAGAGCGTAGTCCTAATGATGTAGGAGTATATGGAGAGTGATTAGATGGCTGATGACAAGAAGAAACCAATCAAACTAAATGATGAGCAGCTTATGCTTGACGCTAGTCAGGTTGCAGACATCTATCATCAGCTTACTCTGGATCTATTTGACCAAGTTATAGACCGCATCAAAGAGCGTGGCTCTGCTAGTCTTGATGATAACCCCTATATTTGGCAACTAGAGAAAATGAATGAGATGGGGCTACTCAACGAGGATAACATCAAGCTCATCTCTGACCGCTCAGGAATTGCTGAGGAACAGCTTAGGTATGTTATCCAAAATGAGGGCTACAAAATCTACAAAGATACCAAACAGCAGCTTTTAGATGCTACTGGTAGCGGTAGTTTTGTGGCTAACTCACTCATTCAGACAAATCTAGCAGCATATGTCAATCAGACAATGGGAGACATAAACAACCTTATCAATACCACGCTACCAAAAAGCGTGATGGGGGCTTATCAGTCTATCATTGAAGAGGCCACAGCAAAGGTTGTTACAGGTCTAGCAACATCAGACAAGGCTATTTCAGATACTGTCATGAAATGGGCTAAAAAGGGCTTTTATGGCTTTACAGATAGTCAAGGGAAGAGGTGGAAAGCTGACACCTACGCTAGGCAAGTCATTAAATCAACTGCTTGGCGTGTTTATCGTGAGGTTAGAATGGCTCCAGCTGAGGAAATGGGTATAGACACCTTTTACTACTCAAAGAAATCTACAGCAAGAGAAATGTGTGCCCCTTTGCAACATCAGATAGTTACTACTGGAATTGCTAGGACCGAAAAAGGAGAGCGTATCCTTGCCTTGTCAGATTATGGCTACGGAACTGCTGGGGGGTGTTTGGGTATTAACTGCACCCATGAAATTACTCCCTTTGTGGTTGGTGCTAACTATAAGCCTGATTTGCCTGATGAGCTGAAAGACCTAACGCCTGAGCAAGCTATTGAAAATGCTAACGTACAGGCTAAACAGAGAGCTCTAGAGCGTTCTATCAGACAATCTAAGGAATTTCTCCACGTTGCCGAGAAACTAGGCGATACGGAGCTGATAGACAAGTATAAGAACAGAGTAAGGATACAACAGGGAGCTATGAGAGATTATCTCAGACAGAACCCATTCCTACACCGTGATTATAGCAGAGAGAAGTACTATGATGACCCATTTACCAAGGCTAAGAAAGAAATCAAGGTCAGAAAAGAACTTGAAAAACTGGAAAAGCATAGGGTAGAACAAAAAGAAATGCGACAACGTTTCACTTCCGCTGTGAAAGATGGTATAATTAAAGCAGAAATCAACGAACAAAAACAATCTGACCACATCAGAGGTACTAACGAATGGTACAGGAGACTTGAAACTGACCTAGCTAACGGCAAGCAGTTTGAACCAAGCTATTTGACTGTGACAATTGATGAGGCAGCTAAACTAATTAAACGTTATTCTGGGACAGGGAAATTCTTGTATAAAGAAGACCCTACCTACATTCCTAAGAAAGAAATCATCAAACATGACAGCAAGATTGGTATGTATATTGACCAATCTACAGGAGAGATGTTTGAGACTGATAGCTTTAGGATACACTATAGAAAAACTGGTGCGCACATTGTCCCAACGTATGGAGGTAAGTCATGAAATTATGGACTTTTTTAAGGCAAAATGTGAAACTTGTGCTTAAAGATGGCTCAATCGTTTCAGGATTTGTCCAAGAATACTGTAGTAAAGATGACAATGATGAGGAAGTTGACTCAGTTGCATTAGATGTCAACGGCACTCTTTATGAGTATTTTGAAACTGAAATCCTTAGTATTTCTCTAACTTAGCGCTTAGTTCAATCTAGGCGTTTTTCTTATGCCCAAAAATAGGAGTTGTTATGAATAAACGATTAAAAAAGAAGCTAGAGCTTGAACAAACGATCAAAATTTTAAATAAAAACTACAAAGTTCTAAATAAAGAAATACTTGATATTGAAATTGTACAGTCTCGAAACGCACTAGCAACTAACAAAGAGTTTACAAGCTTACGTAAAGCATTAATTGATCAGCAAGAACTGACTCATGCACTTGCTGAAACTCTAGCTGAGTTGCAAGACTATGTTTTGAATGATTTAACCAATAAAAGACCGTTTTGGCAATTTTGGAAATAATTTAGAAAGGAGATTACAACCTTGAAACCGTCTGAAAA